AGGATAATGGCTAAGTTTTCGCAGAAGGTTAAGGGTAAAGAAGTAGGTCAGGCTGCTGTGTATGCTGCTCCTCATGATATGAAGGGTAAAGCTTCTACCATTCAGGCTGATTCTGCTTACACCACTGGTGCTAAGACTATGGATGACATGAACATTTCTGTTGCTGGTCTGAGCAAGGGTAATACAAAGCCTGCTAAGACTGACGGCATCAAGATGCGCGGTGCTGGTGCGGCTACCAAGGGTGTGATGTGCCGTGGGCCGATGGCTTAAGTTTACAGTGACCTAAGAATAAGTTATCAATGAACTATACCCAGTTAAAAGCCGCGATTCAGTCGTACACGGAGAACTATGAGACCGAGTTTGAGTCTTATATTCCTACGTTTGTACAGCAGACCGAAGAACGTGTTTATAACACTGTTCAACTTCCGCCATTACGCTCTAACAAAACGGGTGTACTGACCACTGGTAACAAGTATTTGCCCTGTCCGCTGGACTTTCTGTCGGTGTATTCGTTGGCGGTTATTGAGAACTACAACACTGCAAATGAAACGTATCACTACCTTTTAAACAAGGATGTGAACTACATTCGTGAAGCGTATCCAACGCCCGCAGATACAGGACTGCCATCGTACTACGCAATCTTTGGCCCAGCGGTAGCAAGCAACACAGTATCGAATGAGCTGACATTTATTCTTGGCCCAACGCCAAACAGTTCATACTATGCAGAATTACATTACTACTATTACCCAGAATCAATTGTTACTGCTGGTACAAGCTGGCTAGGTGACAACTACGATCCGGTGCTGTTGTATGGCTCCTTGCGCGAGGCTTACCTTTACATGAAAGGTGAGCAGGATTTAATCGCCAATGTAGAAGCAAAGTACAACGAAGCATTAGGTCAGTTGAAACGTCTGGGTGATGGCATGGAACGCCAGGATGCGTACCGTAGTGGTCAGACTAGAGTGAGAGTCACATGACAATCTATCAAGGACTGACTACAAGCTTCAAGGTTGACATGCTGAACGGTAAGCAGAACGTAGCATCAGATACTTTGAAGATGGCGCTGTACACCGCGTATGCCACGTTAGATCAGGATACGACTGCGTACACAACGGGCAATGAGATTAGTGGTACTGGCTACACTGCGGGCGGTGAAACACTGTCTAACGTGACCATCAATAGTGGTAGCAATACAGTGTATGTAAGCTTTAGCAATGTGGTTTGGAGTCCTGCTCAGTTTACAACTAGGGGTGCATTGATTTATAACGCAACGAAATCAAACGCCTCGATAGCAGTATTGGACTTTGGTTCGGACAAGATTCAAACTGGCAACAACACATTTACAGTAAATTTGCCGCCTGACACAGAGTCCAGTGCGCTAATTCGTATAACGTAAGGAGTAATCATGGGTATCGAAAATTCTAAATCCAGTGAAATTGTTGCAGGTACTACTGCACGTAAGACTGGTTTTGTTGAGGGCATGTCTGCTGGCGGTGCGTTTACCGTTACCTGCATGGACAAAGACGGCAATGAGAAGTGGGTAGATATTGCGCCTAACTTGGTAGTTAACACTGGCCTGCAAGATATGAACACTAAGTTCTTTAGTGGTTCTGCTTATACGGCTGCTTGGTATGTTGGCTTGGTTAACGGTACATCTGCTTCCACTACGTTCTCCGGCGGCGATACGTTAGCTGCTCATGCTGGTTGGGATGAAAACACTAGCTACGCAGGCAACCGCAAGGCAGCTACGTTTGGTACAGCTACGTTGAATGACCCATCTAACATCAACAACTCAACGTCTACTGCATCGTTTACTATGAATGCAAATGCCACTATTGCTGGCGCGTTCTTAACAAACGTGGCGACAGGCACTTCAGGTTTGTTGTTCTCTGAGTCAGACTTCCAATCTCCTGGTGATCGTGTTGTTGTGAGCGGTGATGTGCTGCTTGTTACATACTCGTTCAACCTTGACGCGACCTAATAGGAGATAAAGATGTTTAAAAAAGGCGACGTAGTTAAGGTAAAGACTGTTCTGCCAGAAGGCCCAATAGTTAAAATGCGCATGGATGATGACGGCATTATTTATTACCTAATAGAGTGGACTACGGATGGTGTAGCGCACGAGCGTTGGTTCACGGAAGATCAGCTTGTTTCTGCGGGGTAATGTGTGGCCCAAGTCGATGGCGGCTATAGCAGTGGCAACTGGGGTGAGCCTGCGGCGTGGGGCTGCTCGGTTTACTACCCAGTAATCTCTAACGCAGGTTGGGGGTTAGGCGCTTGGGGTTCTGATGTATGGGGTTTAGGTAACGGTGGTTTAGTTAGTGCATCTGATACGGTAGGATTTTTGGCTGCTAAAGAAGGTACTGTATCTGAAACAGTTATTGTGTCTGATGTGGTTGCACGACCTAGCGAAAATATACCTGTAAGTATTATTGAAGCAGGTAATATTGCTGATCAGTCATTTGCAAATGTAGCCATACCTGTAACTAGCACTGTATCTGAAACGGCAAACGCAGCAAATGCAAATTTTGTTGTAACGGTTCAAGAAACAGTTAATGCAGAGAGCATATTAAGCACGTTAGGAATCTTTGTTGTAACTGTTAGTGAGACAGGCAACGCAACGGATCTGGTTTTCCCTAACGGTGTGTATGCTCAAAGAATTAATGAGTCGGTTACCGCGCAGGACATTGTAAACAGAAGGTTACTGTGGGAGCCAATAGATACTGGCATTACAGAAGATTGGGTTCTCATAAACACTTATTAGTAAGGACGAATCATGGCAAGCACATATAGCAGCCTAAAGATTGAACTTATCGGCACGGGCGATCAGGCCGGTACGTGGGGTAACACGACAAACACTAACCTTGGTACAGCCATAGAAGAAGCTATCACTGGCTCTTCTAATGTGACCTTTGCCAGCTCAAACGCGGCGATAGCACTGGCAGATACGAATGCGGCTCAAACTGCGCGTAACTTACGCTTGAACTTGGTTGGAACTATTTCCAGTGTTCAGACATTGTTTGTGCCTGCGATTGAGAAGCAGTATTTAGTGACGAATGGACTATCCAACTCTGTCATTATTTCCAACGGTAGTAACGCTTCTCCAACAGGCACGACAGTAACAGTACCTACTGGCAAGTCGGTAGTCATATTTAACGACGCAACTAATATTGCTGAGACTACAAGCTACATATCTACGCTACAAGTTGGCAACCTAACGATTTCAAATGTTACGCTGACTAACCCGCTGGATGTACCAGAGGGTGGTACAGGTTTAGCTAACTTGACCTACGGCAGCGTGATGGTAGGTAACAATACTGGTACGGTGACATTGGTAGCAGCGGGTACAAGCGGCAACGTATTAACAAGTAACGGTACGCACTGGGTTAGCCAGGCGGCATCCGCTGGCGGTATTACAGCAGGCAAAGCCATTGCGATGGCGCTTATCTTCGGATTTTAGTGCAATAATGGAAACATTAACTCAAGCTAAAGCTAGGGATCTTTTTGAGTACCATGAAGATGGGTACTTAATAAGGAAGATTTCTGGCATGGGCAGAGCAAACCAAGCCGGTAGTAAGGTTGGGAATTACTCTGCTAAAAACTTGGGTGAAAGAAATTCACGGTACATAACTACAAAAATAAATGGTCAACACTGGTGTGTTCATAAGTTGATATATTTATGGCATCATGGTTGTGTACCTGAGCAGCTTGATCACATAAACAGAAATACGCTGGACAACAGAATTGAAAACTTGAGACCAGCAACGGCTTCTCAAAATGCAAGCAACAGAAAATTATTTTCCAATAGCACATCTAAAATAAAAGGTGTGTCATGGCACAAATATACAAAAAAATGGTTTGTATATTTGGACATAGATAAGCAGCGTAAGAATATTGGATACTTTGATGATTTAGAACTTGCTGAACTTGTTGCAACTGAAGCTCGTGAAAAGTATCACGGCTCTTACGCTAACCACTCATAAAGGAGAAAATCTGTGAGTAACCCGAATATTGTCAATGTGACACAAATTTACGGTCAGACTAACTATCTGACTCCTGCGAACACATCCACGCTTGTGCTGATTGCTAATACCAGCGGCTCTGGCAACGTGTTTAAAGTCAATCAAATTGTGGCTGCTAATACGTCTAACACTGCTGCTAACGCGACAGTTCTTTTGTATAACAGCGGCGCGGTGACATCTGGCAACTTAGTTGTGACCAGCTCGTCAAATGCGTTTGCGGTGGCGTCTAACATTTCTGTCCCTGCGTATGCTTCGCTAATCGTGGTTGATAAAACTACGGCGACGTATCTTTTAGAAGATAAAGCGTTTGTCGTGCAGTCGGGTACAAACAGCGCAATTACTTTTTCGGTAAGCTACGAACAACTTAGCAGCTAAGGAGTTGCTATGGCAATTCATGGTTATCCCGGACAGATTATTAGCGCGTCTTCGCCGCTGTACACGCCCGGCTTTGCATCTGGCATTTGGACGTTAGGCAACTGGCCTGCGGGGGTTAATGTTGTTCAGACATTTACTGCATCTGGTTACTGGACTGCGCCTGCGGGTGTGACTGCGGTTGACTACCTTGTGGTAGCTGCTGGTGGTGGTGGTGGTTTTGCTATTGGTGGTGGCGGTGGCGCTGGTGGATTTAGAACAGGGACTGCATTTCGTGTAACTCCGGGATCAACTTATGCAATTACAGTTGGAAGTGGTGGATCTGGGTCTGGAGCTTCTGGAACTACTGGTTCTAATGGCGGTAATTCTTTGTTTTCTACTCTTACATCTAATGGTGGAGGTGGAGGTGGTTCTCAAGGAAGCTCTCCCGGAAACGCTGGAGCTGCTGGTGGTTCAGGTGGTGGTAGTGGAACTGTTACTCCATCTGCAAATACTGTGGCTGGTGGTGCTGGAAATACTCCTTCAGTAAGCCCATCTCAAGGTAATAACGGCGGTCAAGGAAAAACAGATGCAGGCACTTATCGTTATGGTGGTGGTGGAGGCGGTGCTACTCAAGTTGGTGGTATAGGAAATGAAGTCGGTAATACAATTGGAGGTAATGGTGGCAATGGATCTGCTTCTACTATTTCTGGGGCATCTGTAAATTATTCTGGAGGCGGTGGTGGCTCACCTCACGGGACTGGCGCTAATAGTACTGGTGGTTTAGGTGGTGGGGGTAATTCTGCTTCTGCTGGTACTGCAAATACTGGTGGTGGCGGCGGTGGTGGAAGAGGCGAATTATCAGGAGTAGGTCAAGCAGGCGGCTCAGGCATAGTCATTATCCGCTACATAGCTCCTAACCAAAGTACATTTATATTTAACTCTACCCAGCAATGGACTGCTCCTGTCGGCGTTAGTTCTGTTAGTTATTTGGTTGTAGCTGGTGGTGGGGCTGGCGGAACATCTGGTGGTGGCGGTGCTGGCGGTTTCCGCACTGGTACAGCATTATCTGTGACTGGTGGAACTACATATACAGTTACTGTTGGCGCTGGTGGAGCTGCAATTTCTAGCAGCGGAACAGCAAATGGAAGTAATGGCGGCAATAGCGTATTTTCTACTATTACTTCTAATGGGGGTGGTGGCGGCGGAAGTAATGATGGTGGTGGCGGATCAATTGCTGGAAGTGCTGGAGGTTCTGGCGGTGGTGGAAGTAGTGGTACTAGTGGTACTGGAACGGGCGGTTCTGGAAATACGCCCAACACTTCGCCAGCGCAAGGAAATAATGGCGGCTTTGGGTTTATTCAAGGAGGCGGTACTGGAATAACGGGCGGTGGAGGTGGTGGAGCTGGTTCTGTTGGTGGAAATGGGGCTAGTTTTGTAAATGGTAACGGCGGAAACGGTTCTACTTCAACACTTTCAGGAGTTTCAACCACATACGCAGGCGGTGGTGGAGGAGGTCAAGTTTCTGGAACAACAGCCGGAAATGGTGGAACTGGAGGAGGTGGAGCAGGCAACGTAACTCCTTCTAATTCTGGTTCTAACGGCACTGCAAATCTTGGTGGTGGCGGTGGAGGTAGTAAATACAATAATACAGGCGCAGGCGGCTCTGGTATTGTCATCATCAAATGCAATCAATAAGGTAAACGATGAGTAATTATCCCGGTCGAATTATTACTAAAGCTCCGGTTCTGCCATCGACCACGCAGGCATCGGGCATTTGGACTCTACAGCAGGCTATGCAAGCTATCAAAGCTGGCGCATGGCCTGGCATACCTACTAACACGGTCATACAATCATTTACAGCTACAGGCTCGTGGACATGTCCTGATGGTGTGTCGCAGGTGGATTATCTGGTTGTGGCTGCTGGTGGAGGTGGATCTTCTGGTGGCGGCGGCGGCGGTGGTGGAGCTGGCGGATTTAGAACCGGCACTGCATTTGCAGTAATACCTGGAACAACTTATACAATTACCGTTGGTAGTGGAGGCGCTGGTTCTGCTAGTCCAGTAAATGCAAGCGCTGGTTCAAATGGCGGAAATTCTATTTTTTCTACCATTACTTCTAACGGCGGTGGTTCTGGTGTTTTTAGGAACAATGGAAATTCTGGAGGATCTGGTGGAGGCGGCGGAAGAAATACTAGTGATGTAACAGGTGGTGCCGGCAACACTCCATCTACGTCTCCATCGCAAGGAAATAATGGCGGCAGTGCAACTGGCACTCAATATACTGGAGGTGGTGGGGGCGGTTCATCACAAGTGGGTGAAAATAATAAAACAGGAACTGGTGGAAATGGCGGAAATGGAACGGTATCAACTCTTTCTGGTTCATCTGTTACTTATGCTGGTGGCGGTGGAGGAAGTGGCAATCTTGGTGGAGTTACTGGATTTGGCGGGACTGGCGGCGGTGGGAATGGCGGAGTTGGTGGTGGGCCTTCTACTATTGGCGGAAATGGTTCTAATGGCACTGCCAATACTGGCGGTGGAGCAGGAGCAGGAAATACAGGAACTACTGATGGTGGCGGCGGCGCAGGCGGCAGCGGTATTGTCATTATCAAATACCTAGCCCCACAGACAGGTGTAATTACATTCCAAGCATCTGGTAGTTGGACTGCTCCTCCGGGCGTGACAAGTGTGGATTATCTGGTTGTAGCTGGTGGAGGCGGTGGCGGTGGTGGTAATGGTGGTGGCGGTGGAGCTGGAGGTTTAAGAGCAGGTGCTTCATTTCCAATAACTTCTGGTTTTACATATTCAATAACTGTTGGTGCAGGCGGTATAGGAGGAGCATCGCCAACTAAAGGATCAAACGGAACTAATTCTGTATTTTCTACAATTACTTCTACTGGGGGCGGTGGTGGTGGTAGTGGTGCAACACCAGGAAGAGATGGTTTAAGTGGTGGTTCTGGTGGAGGCGGCGGAAGCACCAACGGTATTGGAGGTGCCGGTAACACTCCTGCTACATCACCAAGTCAAGGAAATAATGGTGGTAATGGAGCTGGGTCACCTAATTTTGGAGCGGCAGGCGGCGGAGGATCTTCTTTAAATGGGTCAAATGCTAGCACTACTTCTGGAGGTAATGGTGGAAATGGTACTGCGTCAACAATTACTGGAACTTCTATAATTTATGCTGGTGGCGGTGGTGGCGCTGTAGATTCTCCAGGGACACAAAGTATTGGAGGATCTGGCGGCGGCGGCGCTGGCGCAGCCTCAACTCCGCCAGCCTCAGGATCGGGGGTTGTTGGAACTATTAATACAGGAGGTGGAGGTGGCGGATCAAGTGGGTCGGCAACAGGAGCAACAGGCGGCTCAGGCATAGTTATTCTTAAATTAAACTCATAAGGAGAAGGCGTGGAATCTAAAATTTATCAAATGTATGGGATAGATACTGCGATGCACTTGCTACGTCCAGGTGCGCGCTGGGAAATAACGAATAACTTTTTTAGTGTTTGGGAAGATCCACGCCCTTGTCCGACCATAGAAGAAGTACATGAAACGATGGAAAAGATTAAAGCGTTTGAGGACAGCATCAACACAGTCTGGACTCAGGAGCAAAAAGAAAAATTGTTGGGTACGCAGCGTGAATATGATTTAGCGGTGAACGGATGAACATTACTAACCTGTTCCCCACAGCAGTAGGTTTTGCCAAGCTCGGTCGTGATCTTACCGCCCGTGAGTTGGAGTTCATCATCGGTCAGGTTCGTTACCCTAACGAAGGAAATACGACCAGTGAGAATAGAAAGCTACTTGAATGTGTAGAGATGACAGACATCCGTGAGTTTATAGAAGACGCGATGATTGACTACTTTAAGACAGTCATTGAGCCTAAGAATAACGTCACTCCATATATCACGCAGTCGTGGTCTAACTACACAGAGCCAGGTCAGTATCACCACAAACATGCTCATCCCAACAGCATTATTTCTGGTGTGTTTTACCCGCAGGCGAACAGAGAGACAGACA